AATCCTAATAGATCACCTTCAGGTTGGTCAGGTAACCCAAAAGGTTGTATGAAATATAATCCAGCATGTGCCACACACTTCCATCCAATATCGACGAATCCTAAATGCCTTAAAGCACACTCTAGTTTAAGAGAATAGCATCCGTCTTCTAATTTCATTAGTTACTCCAGATTTTCTTCTTGTTCTGTAAGAATGACACAATCAGATTCGGGCATGGCAACACAAAGGAGAGACCACCCTTCTTCTAACTGATCCTCATCCAAGAATGATTGTTCATCATTATTTACACTACCTTCTAAAACCTTTCCTAAACATGCTGAACATGCTCCTGCTCTACATGATGATGAAAGATCTAAACCTTCTTCTTCTGCTCTTTCTAAAATATACTCATCATCTGGACAATCAAATGTAGTTTCTGTACCGTCTGGGGATTGGAGTGTAATTGTATACGATGCCATGTAAATATTGCAACCGTATTATATATTACATACCAAAAAAGAAACACCCTTGAGTTTTCTCAAGAGTGCGGTTCTCCTAACTTTTGCCTGTCTTAAGGCTTGTGGTTTAAGTTTTCGTTTAGCATCCTTCTTAGAGTGATGCTTCCAATTCGGAATATTCATTTCCCTGAAGATGATCCATAATATTTATTATAGGGAACCATCCCAATTTACGCAACTCTGTTGTGTCAGCACATAAACTGTCTGGTTCACCTGGTGTATTCTCCTTTACAGGAAGATTTGGTCTTCCCATCGCTTCTGCTAATTTTTGAATTGAAATTGCTTCTCCTGTTCCAACATCAATTGTTCCAGTATATTGACTAGGCATTATATATGCAATAGCTCTCACTACGTCATTGACATGGATATAATCTCTTTTGTGCTTTGTGATGTACTTAGCAGTGTTTTCCTGAAGCATTCTATACAGCATATCCGATCTACTACCTTCTTTTGACCAGACATTAAAAAATCTCATACCCACGCTATTGGGTGGAGCCATAAGTTCATTTGCTTTCTTTGTTATAGCATAAGGATTCTGCCACCAACCATGTGCTCCAGCAGAACTAGCATATAATAATCTAACATTATGTTCTCTACAATAATCAAATATAGGTTTTGACTTCTCTACATTATTCTCCCAGAACTTTTCTGGATTCTCTATACTATCCCTAAGAGCAGCAAAGGCTGCTAAATGAATTATACAATCATAATGCTCGGCAAACATACCAGATGGAGCAACCCAATCCCCAATATCATCTGGACTATCCAATCCTTCTACACCATAACCATATCCCTGTTCATATCTTAAATCATGAAACAGACGACTACCAATAAAACCTTTATGTCCAGTAACTAATATTTTCATTTTGTCATCTGAGAGAATCCTTTTACCTTCTCAAATCTTACCACATCATCAAACCTATCATCCATACCAGTCTTATGAGATATAACAAATACATTAGCATCCTTAATTACAAAACGAATAATCTTGAGGAACTCTTCTGTTCCAAATCCATCTAGAGAACTATCAAAGACTTCATCCATAATTAAAAGATTCGTATTCACTGAGTTTTTAAATCTAGCAACCTCTCTCCATGTGAATAGAAGTGCTAGGTCAATTCTCATCTTTTCACCCTCACTAAATGAGGCATATGAAAAATTATCATGAATAGGTGATTGAACAGTTTCGTTAAACTCCTCATCAAGAGTAAAGTTAATGTAAAAATCCATCATCTGTAGATAACGGTTTACTTGTTGATTTATCAACGGTAGATACTTCTTAATGATTTTAGATTTAACTCCACCATCCTTAAGTAATGAATACGAAAAATCGTGATAACGAATGGTTTCTTTCTTAGAAGCTAATGCTTCATAAGTTTTTGCTAAATTTTCTTTGAAAGATTCTAACTTCTCATGCTCAGTATTTCTATCTGCAAGTTGTTCGGTAATTGTTTGAATTTCCGATTCCAAATCCTGCTGCTGTCGTTGCCATCCAGAGATAAGAGTATTGTTTTGAGAAATGCCATGTGTTAGTTTAGTAATCTCCTTTGATAGGGCAGTAAATTGACGCTCTCGCTCTTCTTCCTTTTTAATTGCCTCCTCTAGTTCTTTATAACCAGATTGCAACTCTTTTGCTTTATTTTGAGCATCGTCGATTTTATTTATTCTAAAGTCTTCATCTATGTCCTGTTCACATGTAGGACAAACCGTATGTTTTGTAAAAAACTTATGCTCTTTGGTAATCGTTGATACTCTACTGGAGATTTTTCCTTTAAGGTTTCCTAACTCACGTAATTTTTTTGTTGCACCTGTTACCTTTTCTTGTTCTTCAGTAAATCCAAATACCTGATTCTCTTTATGTTCGTTCTGTAACATTGCCACACAAATTTCATCACCAAGTGCTTTACTCTTTTTCCTCTTTTCTTCTATTCTTTCCTTACCTCTACTCTCCAATTCATCAATAAAGTTCTCTTGCATACCTACTTTATCATTAAGAGATTCTTTCTTAAGATCTAATGTCCTTATTTCATCCCTAACAATTTTAATCTCATCCTTAATAATATTATTCATTGAAGAGAAAATTTTAATATCTAACAAATCTTCAATAACTTCTCTCCTATTAGTAGCTGTCAACTGCATGAAAGGAACAAAATTAGTAGATCCTAAAATAACAATTTGAGTAAAAGACTTATAATTCATCTTAAGAACATTTTGTTCTAGCCACTTTTGTTGATCATTAGCATTAGCAAACTGATCTAAACAATTATCATCTCTATAAATTTTAAATATATTTGGTTTTATACCACGCATAACTTTCCATTGAACATCATTTATCGACAATTCTACTTCTACTACACAATCTTTTTCATTTACAGAGTTTAAAAGTTGAGACTTATTAATCTTCCTGAAAGGCTTACCAAATAAACTGAATGTAAGTGCATCTAATACCGTACTTTTTCCAGCACCGTTCTGCCCTACAATCAATGTAGTTGAGTTTTTAATAAGTTCAATTTCACTAAAGTGGTTTCCTGTTGAAAGAAAGTTTTTCCACTTTATTTTTTTAAATAAAATCATTTGTTACAGTCACATCAGGAGGCACAATAATATCATTGGGAGTAATAATAGTATAATGATACCCATGTTGCTCACATGTTTTGAGAAGTACTTCCTCATCAATCTCAAGCAAAGTCATATCAGGATAACCTTCATCCTCCAACATCATAGCATATCTTGTAGCATCATCTTCTTCTTCAAAGATATAGAGAACCTTTTCTCCAATTTCATTGGCAACAGAATAAGCACCCTCCTTTTCCTTACCCTCTATAGTGAGTATAAACATTATACCATCTCACATGCCTTTTGGTAAGTGTTTTGTATATGCTTCTGTATTCTTGATTTATCAAGATCAATTTCAGCTTCCTGAACATATCGATTAAGTATAGAAAGAGTATCTTCAGATTCAAATGCTTCAAAATCATCTGATTCATGAAGTCCAAAATTTTCTACTATCTTTAACTCAGCAACATTAACCGAATACAACTTATCAATAAACTTCTCAAATTTTATCTGATCGGACTTTCTTCTAACTACTACCTTTACTATCTTATTTTCTAATTCTCTTGCATCAAACAACTGATAATCTTGATCATTATAGTAAATTATTTTATGAAGTCTATATGGATTATTAACTGGAGTATGCTCTAATGTCTCTGTATCAAATAAATGAAATCCTCTATTCTCATCATCTACATCATTCCAGAACATCTCATAAGGATTACCAAGATAGTAAATATTATCTTGATTTGATCTGCAGTGGTAATGTCCAGAGAATGTCTTTTTAAATTTCTTGAATATATCCCACTCCATACCGTGTTCCATCATATGACCTGGTGTGGCTCTGAATCCATTCAATTCAAGATGCCCCATACAAACAGGAGATTGTGACTTATTAATCATCGCTACACTCTTCTCTTTATTCTCACTATTAATCCAAGGCACAAGTAGAATACTTAAACCACCTACTTCTATAGGAGTTGTTTCTGCATAGATGGGAATATTATCATACTCTCTCAATAATAAATCTATTGCATTGATATCATTTGTATTCTTATAGTATGCTGTATGATTACCAACAATGGTATGGACAGTAATGCCCATATCTTTTAATCTATCAAAATAATGATCCTTGGCCCATGTCAATGCAGAAAAATCTATTCCCTTCCTACTATCAAAGGTATCACCCATATCAATAACCGTAGTAATACCTTCTTTCTCAAGTGTAGGAAAGAATACATCATTATAAAACTTTAGAAAATAATCGTGAAAAAGTTTAGAATTTTTACGACACCCAAAGTGTTGATCTGTGATTATAGCAACTTTCATCAATTACGAAGTTTTGCATGGACAGCATCTTTGATTGAATTATAGTCGGAATACTTGTCTCCGTCAATCTTATTACTATCATCAAATACTTCATTGTAACCAGACTTCTCAATAATCTTATTCTTAATTTCTAATTGCCTTTTCTCTCTCTGTATTCTGCGGAGAAATGCGTAATGTATAATTTGCGTAAAGTAAGCAAAAGGATTCTTGGATTTCTCAGGATTAAAATTATGTATGTATTGAACGCAATTTTCGATTCCATCAGAGATCATGTCCTCCTTAAACATGTAGTTAACAAAGTTTGGTTTAAATGATAAGTGATTT